GCTTGAACCGCTAGATTTATATGTAACATAAAATTTAAAGCATTTTTTTCTAGACGCAGGGTTACCAAATGTAAAATCTTTAGTTAATATTCTAACTGCACTACTAGAGGATGAAGTGTCATCCCATTTTTTTAAAGCATCAGTCCCGACTGTTGTATAATATTTTATATTTTCATCAATATCTAATATGAAATTAGATTTTTCTGTTTCAAATTTACCAGTCCCTTTAGTCCAACTTTGTGTAAAGAAAGAATATTCATAGACATCAATAGCATTAGTGCCACCAGTCACAAGTAATTTCTTCTTTAATGGTAAATAAGCGACATCAGAACTAGATGTAATGTGGGTTTGCCATTGAGTCTCTAGTATTTTACCTTGAGTTAAATCATTTACTTTTTCTCCATCATAGAAAAAACAACCATTCTCATTAACCCAAGCAACACCTATGTCTGTCGTAGTGCTAGCAGACGGATGGGGTATCCCCTTCCCAACAAAAGTGTCTTCTAAGTATTCACTGTCTCTAGTAGCATTAATTAAATACATAACATTCTTTTTAAATTGCAATATTCTATCAGCATAAGATTCTAACTTAATAATAGTATCGCCATCGTTTTTAACAACATCAATCCCCTTCCCCTCAGAAGGGAAAACATCAAAAGAATTGGCATTACTTTTAATCATTCTATCGCTAAATTGTTCACCATTTTGATAAACATTCGCAATATAAGTTCTTCTATTTAATATAGTAGCAGTTTTATAATTTGCAATATTAGTATCAACGTTTGGGCTAAACCCATTCATAGCCTCATATGACTCTAATAATGGAAGACCATCAGTTTTAATTGTACTTGAACTATGATTATAGGGGCTGCCTGAGTCTCTTGCAAATCTATCTGAGGTTGGGTATTCGGATTCCCAAGCTCCTTTCAATCCTTTCATATATCTCAATTGAGCTATTCTATAAGGGATTCCATCGTCTTCCATATAAAGATTAGCACCTGTCACCCTGTTGTTCCCAACAGTAGGTGAAACTCTAGCCGTTACCCCAAGCTTATACGAAGATGTTGAGTTCTCTAAAACAACATTGCCCAGTTCATTACTTTCTGTTGACCCAAAATCATATAATAAACTTTCATTATCTGTTTCATCATAAGTATAACTCATTAAAAACTTTTGCTTACCAAGAGTTGTAACACCAACCAAATCAGTATCTCCAATTCTCATATCGGATAATTGTATAAGTTCAAACCCTGGCATTTCTCTATATTTATTATACGGGTCAGGACTTCCTGAAGAAGTTCCATTACTATAAACATAATTAACTCTAGTCCAAGTTATATCCATCTTTAATTCAAGTTCTCTAGGATAAAAAGTTCCACTAATACTAGTATCATAAGCATCATCATACGGGAACTCTATTATATGCCATTGAGCAGATGGTGTTGTGGTATCTGTAAATTTAGTATGTTCTATACGGAATTCTATATAATTACTGCCCTGGTCTTTAAATTTTATGTATGCATCGCTAATAGACATAGAAAGCGAAGCTTCTCCTGAGTATGACTTTGTATGAGTCCCATCCCAAAATGATTTTTGTTCATCACCTTTCATTCTAACTGCAACATAGATAGACTGACCTGTCCCAAAAGCCTTAGAACTTCCGCCTAGATTAAAATCGTTAGATGCATCTGTCATGCTAGACCATGTAAAAGTTTCTCCTGCATCGTCATCTTCTCCATGCATAGCCAATCCAAAAGCATGATAATAACTACCATTATAACCATCTGTTTCTCTATAAGAAGTTTGCCAATTTTCATCACTAATACTACCCCCAGAGTTCCCATCATCATAGGTAAGTTGCTCAGAATGAACATATAATAAATTAGTAGCATTTGAAGTCCCTGCCCCAGGATATGTTTCTGCGTCACTAAAGGTATAAATACTATCTTCAGGTATTAAATTCCTTACGTGCCAATGAACTCCTGTTGATGCAGCATTCGCAGTTGATAGTGAAATCGTTCCAACAGTAGGCTTTTCTAATTCTTGTTTTTCTCTTTTCCACCCCGCCACAGTTACTTGAGCAGATGAATCAGGGAACATATCTCTATTTATTGCACCAATCCATTGAGGTGGGTTAATAGTTCTACTATTAGTAGTATCGTAATTTCCATCTGATATTCTTAAAGCACCATCTACATAATAAAATACAGGTAAGGCGGCTTCAGTCGTCCCCCAATCAGTTGATAAATCAAGGACAGAGGCAACAGTCGCCCATGTAGTTGTACCAGGAAGCCACTGTAGTTTTCCTAATGTATCATCCCATAGTATTGTATAATCTGTATCTGCTTGGGTTGTTCCGTTAGCTGCGTAATCAGAACTAAATCTAAATAAAGAGTAACCATCTGATAGTGTTGATAGAGTTGGTGAACTACTAAGACCACTGACATTTACAGGAGCACCAGACATCGTAAGTCTGCCTACATCATCAACTGATATATTATCGCTTATGACTAAATTGTCATCTGCTATATCTCTAGGCGACGTTTTTGTGTTTAACCCATTATGAAATGAGTTTAATGCTAAATGTACCTTTCCAGCCATTCAAACCTACTCTTTATCTTTTCTTTTATCTGCGTGCTCCATAAAGTGAGAAATAGTTCCAGCGCCACTTTCAGTATTGTAATAAGTTTTCCAATAAGATGCCATTCCATCTAAATCAGATGGCAAAGCTTTTGGTACTCTCCAATACTTTAATCTACAGAATACAATTCCAGCTACAATATTTCCCCAAAGAAAATCTTTTAAGTCATCATCAGACATACTTATAAGTTTCTTTGAAGATATGTTCATTACTTTAGCAACTTTTCTTAATCTTGATTTTCTGTAAATAAGATAATTATCAATAGAATCTTTTGCGGTGGCACTTTCAACCTGCCAAAAAGAACGAGCAATCCCAGAACCTATTTGAGATATGTATTTATACCCAGATTCAACTAAGCCTGTTAAAAAAACAAGCTCTTCAGCCTGCTCACTCCACATACCTAATTTCTTTAAGGTATGCCTTATTAATTCCTTTATTTGATTATGATTCACTTCAAGATTACATACTTTCTAATAGCATTTTTACTTCTTCCCAAATCTTATCATCTTTTTTCGATTTGGTTGCACCGACAGCATAGTCACCAATTATTAGAAGCAATCCTACCATTCCATGTTTTTTAACCATTTTCTGTATTATTCGCTTTAGCATTTATTTCCTCCCTACTAATTTGTAAATTGCTTTTTTAACTGATGTCCACAATAAGTCATCCCATTTGGATGGACTAAGTGCGACTACCTTATCAATTGCGAGTATGCCAATAATGACATATTCCCAGTTCTGAATCATAATTTCGACGACTTCTTTCATAGTCTACTCCTTTTTTCCTCCATATTATTGATTAAGCCATCACTACACTCCCCACTCTTTCCGAGGAGGAGGCGGTATGAGGTGAAGAGGGCAGTGGGAAGCATAGAATGGCTATTTTGAATTTAGTTCTTTCTTTATTTTTAAGACTATGTAAACAAGTGTTGCCACTGAGACACACATTTGCAACAAAATTGGCAGATTTAACCACCATACACCGACACCAATAGCGCCGTTTCCTATTGTTTTCAAACTGTCAAGCATCCTTCTTTACTAAATAGTGTTCAGTCATATTTACTTTCCATTTTTTAGAAAATGAATCAGGAAGAACTATTTGAATATTCTTTTTATTTTTTAGACTCTTTTTTGTCTTCTTTTCCACTTTTTTCATCTTCTATCATTTGTTGTACTAATGCAATTGCACCAGTAATTTGATGGAAGTTTGCTTCCATCTGTTTCTGTTGGTTCTGTAACTCTTCCAACCTCTCATTTAAAGTAGCCATTTGTACTCCTTTTACTTTATTTACCTTTGTCAATCCTCCCCTTGAGGAAATTCAAATCATCTGTTATATCGTTCATTTCCTGTAGAAGCTGTTCATGTCTTCTATCTCTAACTTCGTCAGAACGATTCCATCTATCTATCAATTTAATACATATTTCTTCAATCTCGCTAAGTTTACTTATTAGTTGAGATTTGAGAAATTGTATCATTCCAATGAATAAAACAGTGATGACACCAACGATGCCCCACTCTTGTAATATAAACTTTTCCATTAATAAACTGTTCCCTTAGTTTTCTTTCTATCATAATAATCAACAATTACTGCAACTGACCCTATCAAAAGGGTAGTCCAAAAAAGGATGATTATAAATTCTAACATTAATACTTATTCCCCCAAGTTTTC